TCATAATCAATCTTGTATTCGATTTCTTCTTTTGCAATCGTGTAGTCTCGTGGTGTGGTTAAACTTTTGAACAGAAAGAAAAGATGACTTAAAAGTTTGATGAGCATTTCTTTATATAGAATGGAGGGAAACTTTTTAAGTAGATATAACAACAAGTTGGATGAATGGGGTGAGTTAATTAAGAAGGATCCAAACAACAAAGGTAAATATGAGTCCGAGATGGCCCAGTATATCATGAAGTGCATGCCTTATATGAATCAACATGCAGATGATAGTGAGGAGATGACAAATACAGATAACGTCTTCAACGTAAAAGAGACTGTTGGGTTAGCAAGAAAAGACATATTTACAGACTATTTGATAAAGGTGGAAAATAAGAATATACAAGGACCAAAGAAATCTTCTGTACACATAGATCAGTGTCCAAATTGTATATACAGTAATATTGTTCATATGAGGTCAACCGCAGATTTGGTATGTGATGGGTGTGGTGAGGTTGTAGCCATAGCAATGACAGAAGAATTAACCTACAGAGAAGAACAAGAGACATCAGAGAAAATCATCAACTATTCATACAAGAGGGAAAACCACTTCAATGAATGGTTGTCTCAGTTTCAAGCACAAGAAATGACCAACATACCTGAGGAGGTCATTGAACAATTGAGAAGTGAACTGAAAAAGATGAAAATCAAAAACCTAGAAGATATTACACATGCAAAGATACGAGGACTTCTCAAAAAATTAAGACTAAACAAATACTATGAACATGTTCCGTACATTACAAACATTTTGAATGGAATCAAACCACCAAATATGCCACAAGAACTAGAAGAAACATTACGAATCATGTTCAAAGATATACAAAAACCTTTTGATGACAATTGTCCATCAGAACGAAAAAATTTCCTCAGCTATTCGTACGTACTCTACAAGTTTTGTGAACTTTTAGGTGAAGATGACTTTCTCCAATACTTTCCACTTCTCAAGTCTAAAGAGAAGTTATACCAACAAGATGTCATCTGGAAAAAAATTTGTCATGACCTCAGATGGGAATTTATTCCAACTGTATAGTAAGATGAAAGTCAGAATTCCTATCAGTAGCAATGGATACCTTAGTAGACATGGTTATGTTGATGTAAAATCCATGACCAAACTTGCCAGACATAGAGCACTGGGTAGGGTTATAAAAAATGGTGAACCACCACTAGGTTTATTCAGACGTCTCAATGTTCTCATGATACTTTTCAAGAACAAAGATCCAAAACTATCTAAGCTTTTCAAGAGTGATAGAGATTGGGTAAAGAAGAAATATTTTTTGTAAAACTTTTTATTTTTTCATTTCAATTAGAAAATTTATTGAAAATCGATTTGTAATTTAAAGATTCAACTGAATATTTTTTCAATGACAGAGTGTCCAAATTTTTTAGTGTGTCATAAGATGTATGACCCAAGACTGAAAGTATGTAGGTCATGTTTTTGGAGATTCAAAAATCAGGTACTTGAATTCAAGGATGATGAATGTTCAATTTGTCATCAACACGTGAAATGTGTCAAATATAGAAAATTCGAGGATTTCGTATGTCCCAAATGTTTCAACACCTAAGTAGTTTTCAAACACTGATTTTATAAAGCAAAATGACCGAGGAAGAAAACAAACCCCTGTTGGCACTCTATGAGCTCGCACCAATAATGTGTTCGGGACACCTAGATAATATCAATCAACCGGACCCGGCTGTTCAGTATTGCATGGAACAGGCGAAGTTTCATCTGAAGACGGCCCATGAACTCCTGGAAGCAGCTGTGTTAAGTCCGCAGACACAGTACGATGATGATCGCGTATTTTATCAAAGGCTTTCGCGAGTTCTCCCGCTGATGGTCCTAATGCAATCTTTCGACTCTCCACTTCCCGACCCGGTTGAAGAGGAAAATTCACCAGATACGCCGTCCTCAGTCCTGTCAAGTCAAGATATTTTTGAGCCTGATGCTCCATCCCATCAGTCAGAGTCTTGATGGCTTTTAGTTCTAGTATTACAGTGTTGTCTATGATGATATCAGCTCGTAATTGTCCAACTACATGACCCTTAAATCTAACCAATATATGACGCTCAGATTCATACGGAATACCTCGCTCTCTCAACAGTACCTCGACCGCGTTGTGGTATACCCTTTCACTGTAGCCGGGACCAAGTTCAGAATAGACTTCCCCCATCATTTTCTCTATATCCCACTTCATTTATAAAGAAACTAAAATTTTCTCTATATATGTTAAGATGTCTCAGTCAGGTGCATTTTTAAGAAATCTGAACAGAGGTGATACTGAGTTGAGAAATATCATCACTAAAATAACAAATCTGTCTTCATTCACACGGAATGCAAGAAATGAAGCTGCAAGAAAAATACAAAAAGCCTGGAAAGCTGGACGACGAAGAGAAGTTAGACGATTAATGCGGAACATTCAAGCCGGTCAAGTTAACAATCTCGCGAAAGAGTTTGAAAAGTTCAATCTCGTAAACCGTAATAACTCTGGTAATGTCATCATGACTAACGTAGCACCCGTACGTCCTAAGAAGCGTAAAGCCACTAATAGCAACAGCAACGATGAACAAACAATGAAAACGCGTGGTCGGGAGGTGGAGCTGTCAAATCTTGAAATTGGTAGGGGTATGGGGTGTCAGTATGCAGGTATTCCCAGGTATATGAAGAGAGCTAAGAAAATGCTTGATGAGAAGAGCATCATTTCGTCATTTTTGGATTATAACATTGAAACGAATCAATACGGTATCGTTAAAAATATTCCCACAATTGTTAATCGTTTCGGTCGGATTTATAATTCTGGCTCGAGAATAGTCCCAACAAATCAAGTTCATTTTTTCATGGTTGGATTACGAACTGATAGCAATGGGCATGCAGTCAGTGTATTAGTTGACCCACGAGACCCCAAAAATAGAAGAATATGGGTGTTCGATCCACACGGTGAAAGGTCTAGAAATTCGATTTGGGGTAAGACTACACGTAAGAAGATTGTTCCAATTTTACAAAAAATGTTCAAGATACCTGGTCGCAAAGTCAGATATTACGGTGGTAGAGACCTCCAAGAGGGAAACACTCGGGGTGTGTGTACAACATTTTATGTGACGTTCATGGAAATGATTCCATACTTACTCAGTGGTGCTGCAACTATTAACCAAATTAATGAACTCGCTAAGAAAAACAGTATACAAATACGATCCTTTTACCTGAACTTCGCTCCAGAAACCGAGGGCCGAGTGATAGTTAAAAACAAAACCCGATAAATTCTCAGTGTATAACAGGTAGTGTCAATGAAATTTAGAATAATGCGCCCAAATATGGCAATAAGAAAGAAGAGAATAAAACTTTCTCGTGAAGTAGTTCATGATTTGAAAGAAGTGAGTAAGTTATCTTGTGTCAAACAATGGGAATTTGCTGGTAATATTAAATACAAAAATTTCGAGTTTAGTAAACCAAAAATTGTCACATCAAAAAAACGAAATCGTGTAGAAGGTCCTGAAATCGATAGAGTTTGGTATTCTGAAATGTCATTTCACACACATCCCGGTATTGGTTACCATGACGAGGTTATATGCCAGAATACACCTGTATTCACAACCCTCCCTAGTAATGCGGATTTCGAAGCATTTATCAAAGGGTTCCCTGAAATGCAAGTCAATATAATTTGTGATTCACACGGATACTACGTTATTAATATCCTTAAATCGGCATACATGAGGGCATCACCTTTACCCGAGGCTGTACACGAATATATGAGAAAGGTGCGTAGTACACCATTCATGCGTATTTGTGTATTTTCAGATAATGGGATTGAATATTTTCAAACAACTATAAAAAATTGGAAAAGAGAAATTAACGACTATGTTGATCCAGAAATGATGAAACTTTTTGGAATATCAATTCGTTATTATGGATATGAAGATGAACCCCCAATTGTTACGGTCTATCGGGATATAGACGTAGTATAGCATCTTCTAATTCATCCACTTCATACCAAGCCCAATGACACTCAGATGAATTCTTATCTATTTCACACATCTCCTGTGCTTCTTTTATCGCTTCTGTGAAGCGTAAACGAAGTCTCAGATTCTCCTTGATTGGTCTCACCTCCGCGATACTTGGTCGTTGGTAGATAGATTCAAGGACATTCTTACGAGTCTTTGCTAGTTTTATTTTGTACAGACTATTTTCAGAAAAAGTAGCCAAACACTTCATCTAATATATGAGGGTATTAAAGTTTTAAGTTTATAATTAGATATAAGATGCCCTCTTATAACGTTGAACCCTGTACATTTATCTATCGTGTATCCTCCCTCGCGAAGGTCGTCGATGGTGATACTATTGACGTGAACATCGACTTAGGTTTTGATGTATGCACAAAGCAGCGTGTCCGTCTTCTAGGGATCGATACACCCGAATCTCGCACTTCGGATAAGGAGGAGAAGGTCTTCGGTCTCCTATCGAAAAAGAAGCTCAAGGAATGGTGTCTCAAGGCTGTCGCATCTGAGAAGGATGACGTTGAAATCGAACTCAGATGCCCGGAGGCTGATTCTAGGGGTAAGTTTGGGCGCGTACTCGCGGAAGTTTGGGTATCCGAGGATGGTGTATGGACTAACGTGAATAAATGGATGTGTGATGAGGGTTATGCGGTACCCTATGCGGCACAAAATAAGTCTGAAGTTGAAGGACTTCACATTGAAAATCGTAAGAAGCTTATTGAAAGGGGTGAGGTTCAGGCATAAGGATACTTGTGCACCCATAAATTACAAACCCATTTCTCCCCGGACTTTACAGGTTGTCCACCATGTAAAGCATCGGTCGTATCCAATCCATAGTTATCCAATGTGTGGAAAAACAGTGCATCCCCAGCATTCAGTTTATATTTTTCATTTAGATATGGGAAAGCCGTTTCACCCCCCTCATACTCATCATTGAGAGCTATGATGAAAGTGTATAACCTCTTATTTTTGTCTTGATAGAAGACATCTTGGTGAGGCATATAATGCCCACCCTCTGTATATCGTAGAACTTGGAGTTGTTCACAATTCTCGAATGGCCTATCTGTATGACTCACACATTTCTTTATAATACGTCGAACCGTATAGTCGGTATTACCACTTAGCCATGCCGTCTCACTCTTTCGTATACGCTCGTCAATCCTTCTATCCTTATCTACTGTAGATACTTGTAATTCCTTTTTTGCCTGTTCGATAATATAAGCACATTCCTTTTCATTTATGAAATTTTCGATTACCACCGGTTTGGGATATGTGGGAAGTAGATACACCAATAATACAATGAGGAACAATAGAATGACCATCTTACTGTATTCATAGAATTAATTTTCTAGGAAATGCAGAATTATATCTTTTACGAATTACAGTGAATATTTCATCACTATAATCGACAAGTTTTTTCATGATTTCGATTATTTCATCATGCTTTTCTTGGTCAAGTATATACTGTCTTAGCAGATCTCCACCTGTATTAGATATCATTTCAAATATTTGTGAGATATCTCTTGACTTATCTAGAAACTTTTCTTGACGTTGAAGTATCGTTTTGAAATACTCTTCACTCATCTCGTTTAACATGTAAGATATTCTAAGTTGTAGATTATCCGGGGGTTGAAGATCCATAAACATTAAATCACGCTCACATTGGTATACAATTATAGCAAATGAGAGTATTTTGTTCGATGCACCAACTGATCTAAGCTCTCTAAATGTCGGTGTACCACCGCATGGTATGTCCCCGTGTTCTCTAGATGACATCGTCTTCTTTTTGAACTCTATGAAATGTGGGTTGTGTATTCGTCCAGTTTCTATTTGACCAGTTCGCCAGTCAAAAGCTGTATGACAACTTGTACACCACATCTGTGCACACCCACTCGTTTTGTAAATAACTGTACCACATTTCGGACATGATTTACT